GTCCCTGTACCCCCTGTACCCCCTGTACCCCTACTAAACCAGGCTCACCTTGTATCCCTTCCAAACCTGTATCTCCCGATGGTCCCTGTACCCCCTGTACCCCCTGTGAGCCTACTAAACCAGGCTCACCTTGCATCCCTCCCAAACCTGTATCTCCCGATGGTCCCTGCTCCCCCTGTGCCCCCGTTGGGCCTTGTTCTCCCTGTGGCCCCGTTGAGCCTTGTTCTCCTGGATTACCTTGAATACCTGGATTACCTTGACTACCTTGACCACCTGTAGCTCCTGGATTACCTTGACCACCTGTAGCTCCTGGATTACCTGGACTACCCTGACCACCTGTAGCTCCTGTACAACAAGGTCCTGTTTCACCAGTAGGTCCTTGTGGTCCTCCTAAATTTGCACACAGACTTTCCCCTTCAGGAAGCTCTACAATAGTACAAACTCCACCTATTGAAGATAAAATAAGAGGGGGGTAACCACCTGAACAGCCCGTAGCCATAGGTTATTACGCCTCCTTCTCATCAGTTTCGGCAGTTTCTACCTCATCCTCTTCTTCTTCAGGACTAATATTCCCTAATAACTCTTCCATATCTTTCAAAGAATCTAAAAATTCTTCTTTAGTTAGGGGAGCTTCCTTAGGTTCAGCACCTTCAGCACCTTCAGCACCTTCAGCACCTTCAGCAGAAGGATCTTCTGTTTCAGTCCCTGGCTCCTCTACTTCAGTAATATTAGCGGACTCTTTAACATCATCTTTTTTCTTTTTTGTCTTCTTCTCCGCAGCCCTAACTGAATCATCTTCTTCATCAGATTCACTATCTGGATGATTTTCGCCTTCGACTGCCTTAGTTTTGTGCATTTCTTGTTCAGCACTAAGGTTTTCATCTTCTATCCCAGGGGGTAAATCCTTTTTCTTTTTATCAAATAGAAGACGCTTAGCTTTTTCAAGAAGAGCAGCAACATTTACATCCTCATCTAAGATACTATCAAAGGAAATACCCTCAACTAAGGTAAAATCTTCACAAAAAGTGTTATATTGGCTCTCTTCAAAGCAATCTTGCAATAAACCATTAACATCAATAGCCTCTACACCATTTTTAGTCTTAAGCATTTTACTTAATTCAGATAAAGTATCCTTAACTACACTGCCCTTAGGAGCTAATCTGGTTAAAGCCTCAAAAATTACTACTTGAGTGTTAGTTAAGCCTTCAAAAGTAGCTGTCTCTTTTAAATTTTGTACATTAATACCGTATTTTGTATTCAATAGCTCAATAATAGTACTTTTAAGAGGCTTTTTCATTTCAAAGAGCTTCGAAACAAAGCTTTTTAAATCAATATTAGAAATAACAGTTTCATCGCTTAGGCTAAAAGCATTATTTATACTCTCAAAGAGTTGTTTCTTAGTAGTGAGAGCCAAATAAGGAACTTCTATGACAGATTCGACTAACGCTTCTAATACTTTCTCATCAGAACCCTCAAAAACAAGGGAAGCTAACTGACGTATTTTAGGATTAGTGGCCCAAACGTCTTCAAAATTTCTTTTAGACTCAAACAATTCTTTTTTCACTAATTCTTGCTTACAAATTAATTCATAGATAGATTTATTTAAGCCCTGAGAAATGGTATAAGAATTTTGTTCTTCCAAAGTATCATAAGTTAACTTAGGAAAATTAAATGCCTGAGAAACTGAATTTGATAATTTAATAGCGTTTTCAATTTCTTGAACTTTTTGAATAGTGTCTTTTTGTTCAACAAGAAAATCCAGGAATTGAGGCATTATTTCAAGGAATTTTTGAAATTGCTCAGTTTTAATAATATTTTGATTTTCAGAAAATAAACCTACTTTTTCTTCTAAACGCTTCTTAACATTTTCAAACTTAAGTCGGTTCTCCCACAAAGATAGGATATCAGTAAAGCTACCATCTGCTTCTTTATAATTACTTTCATTTAAATTACCAACAAAAGAAGAAACTTTGTCATCTACATAAGAATCGAAAGTATCATTATCAAGAAAAATTTGAGATTCTTGAATATTAATATCAGTAAAAGATATATTATCAGAAAAATCATACTTTCCTGATAAAACCCTACCACTTTCTGTTAAATAAGCAACATCTTTCGATTCACTATCTATTGAGAAAAGTTCTATATTTTCTCTTAGAGATCTACCTAAACAATCTCCTAATTTTAAAAGATTGGTGACAGTTGTATTTCTGTTTTCGAACAAATGATCAAACATTTCTAACTCCTTATTAGTATTATAGCCTATCCATATATAGTGAGGCTAATTACCCATTTTTTTGTTGATTTTTTCCATTTCGATTAATAATCCTCTCCACGGAATCTAATCTAGATTTTGAGGTTCCAGCCTCAGTTATAATTTTGCGTCTAAGTTTGGCTAACGTATCTTGCATACGACCATTAACACTCTCTTTTTGCTTATTTAATTCCTTAGCTCTGTCATGGTCAGCCTCCTTACCTCCCTCATCGCGGGCAGCATCCATGTCCTTACCAGCTTGCTCTCGTTCCATATCTTGATCGGATCCGGCTTGATCTATTCCACCAGCAGCAGCAGCTTGAGCTTGTTCCTGTTCCTGCATCTCTTCCTGCTCCTTCTTCAATTCCTCCAAAGTATGTTGAATTTCCTGATCGGTCATATCATAGAATTCCTTATAAATGGTTGATTTGGGGAATAAACCTGTGGCAACTACAGCTTGAACCACTCGGGCTTTTTGCTCATCAATCTCCATCTTACGCTTAGTGAACGTATCGCTAGGATCAGGAAGCTGAATTCGTACAGCTTTAACTAAACTAGCGGGGTACCCAACTAATGCCAAATGTCTTTTTGCAATCTGGTCTAATCCAATCTCAACCTGCTGTTGGACTCTACCAATAACTCTGGCAAACTTAGCATCTAATTGGGAAAGATTAGCTTTACGTTCAGGAGATTTATCCTTTTCAACAATATAATCCTTAGGAACCTTAAGAGCAGCAAGAAGTTTATCACGGAAATAACGAACATCGTCTACCTCACCCAGATTCTGAGCCCCAGGAAGGGTTTCAATCTTAGTTCCCTGATTTCCTCTTGTAGGAACAAAGAAATCTTCATCCGCACTCAAAGGATTGTAGCGAGCATCAATAGTTCCATCCGTAGGATTATAATATTTTTCCTTCTTAAACTTCTCTTTTACCTTCTCAATAAACATTTCAGCTTTAGTAGCTGGCATATTAGCAACGTCAACATAGAAAATCCTACGCTCAGGGGCACGGGCTAAACGATAGATAAGCATAGCATCTTCCATAAGCTTAAGAGAACGGTAAACTCTAATAGCTAATGCAGCAATTGATTTACCATAAGGATAATAACTTGGATCGGAAGTTCTTAATCTAAAATGAACAATTTGATTTCGATCAAGAGTGATATATTTACTTCCTGACATACTACCAGCGACACTACCAAAAGCCATCCAATCATTTTCATCAGGAATTTCTTGGAGGAAGTCTGTTAAATATCCATATTCATTTTCAACCCTAATTATAAAACTAGGATTTAAAACTTTAATACGCTGTAATCCCTTTCTGGGATTATTAATATCAATAATTGTTTCCATAAAACAATCCCCATATTTAACAGTATTTCTGACAATATCCCAGTAATGACGATCTAACCGGATAGTAGTAAACATCTCATTTACTTCATCCACCACCATCTGACTCTCACTTTTTACAGTCCAGCGAGAATTTCTTAAATTCTTTTGGGTAGAATCATCGGCATATATATCAAAAGCAGTTCCGATTTCAGGATAATCATCCATTTCCTCAAATCTTTTATATCGTTCTCTACGATTCTTTTCAACTTCAGGAAGTTGAAGAGAAGTACGATTCATAGAACCTATAGCTGGTAGTTTATCGGGGGTAACTACATCTGCACTTTGAACAGTATCACCAGCTAGATGAGCTTGAGGGGTAGACCCATCATCACCTTGCCTAGCCATATAGGGGGCAGCTTTAGTAGCAAAGAACCTAGCTAAAAACTGTCCTAATCTACCAGAAGGATAGAAGTAAGGACCCATACGACTGTCTACCCCACCAGCACCAAACTGGGTGTAACCGATGGAGCCCTCTTCAATTTTATTCTTTTTTACTTCATCAGCCATCTTACATCTTCCTCATATTCTCTATTTTCCCCATCATGAATTACTGTTCTAAAAGGTTCTAGGGGTTTTCTTTCATGTTCTTCAGAAGCTAACATTTCCATAGGACCACCTTCACCTAAAGTATGTAGTAGAAATACAGCAATAGATAAACTCATAATAAGGTCATCATTTTTACCCTCATCAGCGGTAATCTTTCCATTTTCATCTACAATAAAGGTTAAAAGCTCATCTAAGGTACGTTTAGAGTTAATTTTAATGACATTATTACGGATATACTCTTCCATTCTGGCAAGTAATTCTTCTCTATTTCTAGTCGTTACTTGGAGTCCAAAATCATTTTTGTCATCTATCCATAAATTATCATATTCAAGAACATTAAACATCCAATCAATGAGGTTATTACCTATAGTATTCCTTTCAATAATAACTAAAGCATTATTATATAGATTAGCTTCATTAGCTATAATTTGAGCTAATTCATTAATTGGAGTTTTATTTGAATAAAATTCTGCTACCTGCTCTCCTGTGTAACTATTAAATATATGAAATGCTGAATAATCCCTATCGCGTCCCAAACTTACATCTACTCCGATAATATATTCATGTTCAGGAGTAGGGTCACTCCATACACGCATTTTATTATTATAGCGTATCCAATAATCTGCATTTACCTCTTCTACTAGGCGTCTTAACAAATACCCATCCAAATAAGTTTCACCCGTTCCTAAAAATTCACATTCATATTCTTGAAGCCACTGTTTAAGAGGCATATTTGCTTTAGTAGTTTTTTCCCACTCATCTACATATAACCCTTTAGACTCCATTACTTCATATAAGTCATCAAATCCTTCATGCCATTTGTATTCAGGATGCTCAGGCCAATGAATATCAATTCTATTAAATGAATTGGTTTTTTCTTTTGCTCCATGGTAAACATCATAAAACCAATTACCAATACCGTTCACAGTAGATAAAACAAAAGCTCTACCACCAGTAGAAATAATAGGATAGACAGCAGCCCAAATAGTATCAATACTTTCAATGAATGCTGCCTCATCAATAATGAGGAGGGAACCCGCTAAAGAACGACCAGACTGTTTACCAGAAGGACGAGATTTAATAGTTGAACCAGTACTCAGTTTAAGAGTATGCTTGTTATCCTCGGTGATGGAAGGACGAATAAAATTAGGCAATTCATTATACATAATTTTAATTCTATCTAATACTTCAGTGGATTCAGCATCACCTTTTGATAAAATAACTACTTGTTTATGTTTTTGAAAAACAATCATCCATAGAGAATAAGCAGCAGCAATAGTAGTACATCCTGCCTGCCTAAACTTTCGTAAAATATTAAACCTGTGCTTCTTCACATTGTTCAATATTTCTTCTTGAAAAGGATACAATTTAAAGGGAACTAATCCTCGCACAGGATGAGTAACCTTTACATAATTAGAAATAAAATAGATAGGGTCTTCCTTGCACTTTTTAAATTCGCTAATTAATTGTGTTTTTTCCATAAAAGTTGCTCTGGAATACTATTATAGATCATGAAAATCTTTGCGGTTATCTGTACAAGAG